TGCACATTTTATAGTAAATATGGTAACGCTTTTAAATACTTTTCTTTCAACTTATCTGTAAGTGTTTCGGTCTGTGCTAAATGATCTTTCATATCTGCTAATTTAACCCAATAAGCACACATTCTCCAATTTGTGTAGCCAGTATCTTTAATGTTCTTAATGTAATCAATGTAGTCTTGTTCTTTTGGTTTGGTTAGTAATTTTAATGCTTTATTGAAGTATTCTGGAAAATAAGCACTATTAAAATCTGTATCTTCTAATAGATCGTGCATTATAGCTAATGCCACACATTCATCTTTATACTCACTTTGAATCATTTCATTATCTGCTACGTATTGCATAACTCTTAAAGCATGTTGGTATGTTTTTTCGTTATAATATTCTTTTGCAATTTTTAAAGCATTTGCAATCTTTATAGGTTCTCTATCCAATCCCATTGTTTATTCCTCTCTTTCTTTTAATAAGCACACCAATTTTAGATTTGTTATTGATTTTCTATTTCAGATTTTAAAATCATATTATCTGCTAAGTAACTTGATAATGAAGATAATGTGCAGAATGGAATCCCATCCGATAAATCACCTATTGTTTCATATCCCCATAATAATATTAACCTAGTAATTTCGTCTTCTCTTTTCATAAATCTCCTTTCAACTCCTAATAAAGTACATCTTTGTTTTGGCTTCTATTCTTCGATTTCTAAATATGTACTTTCGCACATTCCATCCCTAGTAACACTATCTGACGGTACGCATTCATTACATGTATTTCCAAATCTACAATCAAAATCGCCACCGTAGTAATCTTTCTTTGGAACACCTACCTTAATTTCTTTACCACAAGATTCTCACTTGCATCTAACTTTAAATATCTCATCGTCCTTAGTTCCATTATATCGTTGAATAACCTTCAAAGCATCTTCGTCTTCCATATAATATGAATCAATTCCAAGTAGATTAATAACAAGCTGCGTAAATCTTAAATCAGGGCTGTATAACCATGCTTTTTCTAGTTCTGCTAAGAATGGTTTAATCCTATTTTTATCTCTCATAAATTCTACTTACCTCGTATATTATTATTTACATTTCTTATTTAATTATAACATCGTTAATATCTATGTATTTAACCGGAATAAACCTCATATACATCCACCTTGCAGCCACATATCTTGAATACCCATCTACCAAAACAAATCTATTAGCCTTACCATTCTCATTGCTTTCAATAATAACACTTATTGGTTTGTCAAAGAATCCATTTCTGATAAAGTAATTAAAGGCTCTGTAAATCTTCTTTCTTTTTGGCTTTGTTAATTTGAAGTTTTCTGGTATTGTAATATCATAGATATCTACTAATTCATCACCACCATTTAAACTCATGTCCATTGTGTGAATACGATTAAGCATTCGTTCTTCTTTATGTAACATTGCTTTATAATCCTTAAATCTCATATTTCCCCCTTTCTTGTTTATTATTATCTTTGTTATATTTTTTATGTAAGACAGAAATTAAAAACGTGATATACTTATATTCTATAGCTTGTATTTCTGCCATGAACTAAATATAACACGTTCTTAATCAAATGTCAATAACTTGTTTATTATTATTTGTATTTAATTTTACTTTGTGCTGCTTCCTAATTTGCCAATACCACGTTCTGATTCTATTTTAACCAAGTATTCATAACTAATTTCTTTAACATTCATAACAGGAACTTCTTCTATAGCAAATTGAGCAATTGCTTTTGTATAAGGTACACGAATTAAATCTTCTGTCTTTTCCACCTCTATAATATTTTTAGTTATTTCAATATGAATATCGTTTCCATTATATAGACTTACAAATATTTCTCCTCTGTATCCACTATCAACTTGACCTGCCATTGTGATTAGTGTTGATTTAGTATTACTGCCACGTTCCCTAATAGCTAAACGATATTTTGGAGTAAACGCCGAAGCTATACCAGTAGGAATTAACTTATTTGTGTGTGGCGGAATTACCATATATTCTTCATTAAAACATGCGTATATATCGAAACAACCATCTTCTTCTCTCTTGCTTGGTATAATAGCACCATCTCTTACTTTTGCAAATAGCAATTCATTTTCTTTTAGTGTCATTCTATTCTTCCTCCTTAATTGGATGTTTCTTTGTTTTTGGCATATTTTCTACAATTAATTTTTTAGACTCTTTAAATTCTAATTGTGTATCATGTATTAGTTTCTTATATTCAGATAGTGTATTCCTTGCCTCTTCTATTTGTTTCTTTAAAAACAAAACTGTATCAGTTAAATCACAAACTGTTTTAAACTGTTCACTTGTATTAATATCTAGTATGTTATGTACATAGTCTGAAATTTCTTTTTCAATTTTAATAAGCTCTTTGATGTCATTGGTGCGTTTCATGTTTTTAAACGAATGTAATCTTTTCGCTTTTAAATAAAGATCAAATATACCATATACTTTACTATCATATTTTAATTCATCCCAACGATAATATGTATAAACTTTAGTGTTATCTTCTCCATTTTCTTCTTTCCCAGTTTTACTTGCTTTCTTTCTAATCACCAGTGCATAATCTCCATAACAACCAGAAATCGCATATTCGTCATCTATATCGAAAAACGGTATTGAACCAACTTCTTCATTTGTTTCTATAATATTTTCTGGTGCAGTTAATTCTAGTAAACTTTGTTTTCCTCTTGCCATAATTTTTCTCCTTTATTATTCTGTATAAGCTAACACTTCTTCGTCACATACAATTTTCCCATTAATAGCTTCGAATGAACAATTATCGTTATATTCTATACCCAATACGATTGGAAACATGGCTTTAATATCAGACTCAGATAGATTATCTTGCAAGTCTACTATTTCTTCCATGTAACTATAAAATTGTGCGTCAAAAATAAATTTTACTTTCATTTATATCTCCTTTTGTTTTTGTAATAGAAATCTGTATTTATATGTATATATTTTTTAATTCAGTTAATACTAGTTACATAAATATGTGTAAGCAATTCATTAATTATAGTTGCGATATAAGATATTGTTCTACACAATTTATCACTAATTTCATTGTCAAAGTCACCTTTTTTTCATGTAGTATCCGAACAATATTACTGTGAGTATTATGTGGGATTTTGACATTACATAATCAAAGATACAACTGATTTACTCTTAGTACCAATACATGTCATCATAGTTGCTACTTTTTTCATATGCTATATCGCATTCTGACATAAGAACATATTCAGAATCTTTGTATTTTTCCATAACATATTCGTGGATACAAATACCATCATAATTATGTTTACATTTATTATATTGGCAATGAACATTACTTTTCTTTTTATTGATACATTGAAAAATATCCATAAATTCTCCTTCCTTAGAGCTGATAAAATTCTGTTTTATCAGCTCTTACATTAGTTGAATATGTTCTCTATCACATTCATTGTATTCTTCTTTTATCTCTATAATTTCTTCAAGTCAAGAACAACCATCGTTAAAATAAACTAATAAATCTGATTCGTCTGCGTCTATCAATTTATTTAGTTTGTCTCTAAGTTCTTTTACAGTCATATTTATTCCTTTCTAAAACATGTTAAAATCTACCTTTTATTTGCTATTTAGTGTTCTGACATTTCTTTATATTCTTTATATCCAATACTTAATAGATATGTAGAAATTTCTTTTTGTTTTTCTTTAATTTTTTGTATTTGTTTTGGTGCATATTGTAAATAATAATTTTGTCTTTCAATTTCTTCATTATAAAATTCTTCATTATACTTATTAGATTCATTGATTTCGGTAATTTTTTGATTAAGTAATTTATCAACCTTACTTTGTTTTATTCTCAGCCAAAATAAAAAATCAAGAATCTTTACGTAAAACTTCTTATTTGAAGAGAATGAATTAATAGCATTTTTAATTCTTTTTTTAAAGTTTAAATTTTGAAACCTTATCCAATATCCGTCTAATGTTTTAATTCCTTTTATGTATTTTTTATTCATAATGGTTTCATAATCTTCAATGCATCGATTAATAATTTTAAACGTTCTTTTGTCGGCGTTTATACGTACAATACAATCATTTGAATCATATTTGTAATATTCTACAATTTTTAATGACTGTATGTAAATATAAAAATCATATGAACTATTAGTAATTATACAATCTGATAAAACTGATATTTTTTGAAGATATTCTTTTAAATAATCTAATATATATTTACCATCTATATTAATTTGATATAAAAAATTACTTCCTGATACACCTTCTGTAAATAAATCTGTTAATATTAACTCTGGATTACCTGCTAATTTTTCTAAAGTATCAAGCTTATTTCTGGCTTCTTCTAATGAAATACTCATATGTTTTGTTCCTTTCTATATACATTTATAATTTATATTATATTTTTAGTACATTATAATTGACATTTCATATATTATATAGTATAGTAAGTCATGGAGGTGAATATATGAATGACAAAAATATTAATTTAAAACTTGCTCGTGTTGCTAAAGATTTATCACAAGATCAATTAGCTGAACTTGTTAAGGCATCAAGACAAACTATCAACTTAATTGAAACTGGTAAATATAATCCTACAATTGAATTATGTTTACGAATCTGTTGGGCATTAGATAAATCGCTCGACGAATTATTTTGGAAAAACAAGGAGGACTTAAATAATGCAAATTAATCTTTTTAAAACTACTATGAAAAAAGGATATGTACTTGACGAAAGAGAGCTAATAGTAAAACTTGAATTTTATAATACACTTTTTCGATTTTATTTAATAACATCTGCTTTAATATTAAGTTTATACTTAATCATACCTTTTAACTTAATGCCAACAGAAAACTATTATATAATTACTATAATATTAATTGGTATAACTAATACCTTTTTCCCAATTATTGGTATAATACACCGAGCTAAAATGTTAATTTATTACTATCTTTTAGGTATGACTGCGTGTTGGTCAGCAGTTTTTATGTTAATACATTTTTGGTTAAATAAAAATTTATCAATAATTTTTTCAAGTATTGCCGTAATTTTTATCTATTGTATTTACGTAGTGTTATATAACATCTACGAAAAAGATTAATATTAAGGTAGAGAATGCGTAGAGTGTTCTCTATTTTTTTTATGATATTATGTTTCTATATGGTCTTTAACCATTCATTATATAACTCTGCATCTTCATTTGTTAATATTTCAAAGCCTTCATGTTTCTGTCCTTTGAATATTATTTCAATAAAAACATTGATAATATTTTCAACAATATTTTCATCTCCATTTTTGCATAGATAATGCAACTTTTCTTCTAAATCTTCATACTTAGCTAATTTTGCAATAGGTTCTCCATATCCTAAATCGTGTAACCTATAAAAAATTTCATCACACTTATCACATACAAATGGTTGCTTTAAAACTGCTACTCCTGTAGCATTATATTTTGTTAATCTTTCCATTATTTACTCCTTTCTTAATTAATTATAATTTTAAAATTATTTTTAACTTATAAACATATTTTTGGAACATTAACATATATATTTATTGTAGGTAGTGCGCACCTATAAAAAACTATATTTTTTAAGAATATAATCAGCATTAAGGGGTGTATCGACGATTGGCACCCTTTTTTGCTGTCATTCTTGATAAATTTGTCGTATTATTCTACTTTTATTTTATGCCCATCTACTTCTTTTACTTCAAACACCCAACATCCCATAAAACAAGAACATTCAGACTGTAATTTAATTAATTCTCTTTCTTCTACTTCTTCTAAATTATTACCTACAGTTAAATAAGAATCATCATCACAATCATCCATATAGTCCACTTTAAATAATCTCATAACTCACATCCTTTCCTGCAAGTAATTAAAATAGTAGTTCTATATTATATTCTCTTTTTAAAACAATCCACTTGAACAATATTATCTTCAATAACACTTGTATCTAACAACATTGTTTCAAACGCTTTAAGTTCATTCATTGTATATTCAAATTTCATTTTGAAATTACTAAGTGCTTCTTCTTTTGTTTCTCCATAACCTGTAATATTAAATGGATCATGGCTAAATACATCGTGCTCTGTATTATAGAAGTTCTCGTCTAATAAAGAAATTTCATGTGATTGCCACTTTTCTTTATGGTCGTTATAATATGCTAAATTCATCTTATCTCCTTTCAAGAGTTAATCAAATTTTCATTTTATCGTCTGTTATTATTTATTAATGGTTTCTTATATTTAATTAACTCTTCTACTATCAAATCTTTCGGTAATACATTTCTACAAAAGTATGCACTTGCAAATGGACTTCCTTCTATTGGTTCGTCCATTTTGTCTTGTGAATGAAATCCTATTCTTTGATCAAATGCTAATAATTGTATTCCATTTTTAAAACAACACTTATATCTGCTTGCTCCTTGAAGAGAATTCATTGGAAGCAAAATTGCAAATGGCTTCCCTAATTCATCTAACCGTTTTAGTATTTTATCCTTTACATTAAATGGTGGATTACTAACAATCACATCATATTCTTCTGGTTCATATGTAAAGAAATCTTGACATTCCTGAATACAGCTTCTTATAACGTCATATCCATTATCTTTAAATGTGTTATAGTATGCCGACCATTCTTCATCAAACGGTAGCCAAACCTTTAACTTCTTATCTATATATTTCATTATTGGTTCAACAGCGTAATAAGGTGTATAGTTTTCATTCGACTCATCCGTTTTAGCTGCGGTTAAATATCCTACATTCGCTCCTATAATAATCACTCTCCTTTTTATTGTTGTATATTATTCGTTTTTGATTTTACTGCATCTTTCATGACTCCATTCACAACTTGAAAGATCTACACCTTCTTCAATCGCCTTTTCAATTGCTTCTTCTTCACTATTGGCTTCAACTTCCACTATTTGATAGGCATGTACTTCAACTTCATATCTAGCCATTTTTAACTCCTTTCAAAAAAGCACATAAAACAAGATATTGGTTTAGTAATCTATACCTCTTTTATATAACTTTTGATTGCTTGTCGCCAATTTAATTCCGTGTTGTATATTATTATCAACACTTAGTTCTTGTTTGTATGAGCCTATCTTTAACCAATCAAGATACTTCAATGAACATTTAAATATACTAAAGTCATCTGAGCCACTATATACACAAGTTTTCAATCCTTTTCTATGTACGTATTCTATTGCAGTGTCTAATTCAATCATGTTTTGGTCGCCACCCATAAAACAAACACAAGTAATCATTCCATAATAGATATTAATTAGTTCTTCTAAATCATCTAGCAAATAATTTCCTTCGTATTTAGTTAAATATTGAGAGTGGCAACCCTCACATAAATGAGGGCAACCACTAATATTAATCACTAACGAAATCTCGTCAGGAACTTCTTGTAATGCAATTGAATAGCTTATATATTTAAGCTTTAAATTTGTCATAAAATCTCCTTGCCGCTTCCCTAATTCTAGCTTCAGCAAACTTAGATACTCTCTTTAGATATCCAATAACTCTGGTTGCATAATCCAAATCTTCACTTCCACATTTTTCACAAGTATTTAATCTATGCTTGCTAATATGTCCACACTTGTTACAAATTGTGTTTGGAATATTGTATGTATAATACTGGCAGCCAGTTTTGATAGCAACTTTTCCTAAGTGTAAATATTGTTCTTTAGATAAGTGTTCATCTAAATTCATATGTAATGCAGATCCACCATCTAAATATTTAGTAAGTTTATTTCCATGTAAGATAAACTTATCTAATATATTACATGTTTCGTCTTCCACTTTATAGAAATAGCTATTGTAACATTCTCTTGGTACAAAATATCCGTCTTTCTTGTCCCATTTAGCGTTCTTAACTCCTAGATTTTCCGCTGGCACGAACTCCGTGTTAAACATCAGTTCTTTTGTTTTAGCTTGTTTATTTAACGTATAAATAGGTTTTAATATTCTTTCTCCATATTCAAAGTATTCTTCGTTAGGAGAAATGTCGATTCCTAAGAACTCAGCTCCTTCTACAAATCCGTTGATGCCGATAGTTAAAAATTGTTTCTCTAATGAAATATAACCAGCATCAAAAATAGGCAACATTCTTGCATTAAAATAGTCTGTAATGATTTCATTATATGCTGTTAAATATTTATGTACTTTTTCAACTTGCTCTGATACGGCATCTGAAATATCTATATTATTTTTAGTAGCGTTTTGTACGAGTCTATTCAGATTTATTGTTATAACACCTTTAGAACCTGTTGATACTCCACCAGCTCCAAGAGTATATGAGAATGTATTATCCTGAAATTCATTTTTCAATCGGCAACAACTAGCCAATGAATCAACGCTATTACTTGTATATGTAAAGAATGAATGTCCTTCAGCATACATTTCAGCTTGAAGTTCTTTATATTCTTTATCTACATAATCTTCTCCGTCATTAAGTAAGTTTAATGTTTCAACCGGGAATGTTAATACTTTTTTAAGTCTTTCTTTATTAAACCACTTCATAAATCTTCTCTGTAACCAATCAACACTTTCCCATGTTGGGCATGTTCCATCAGGAAATACAAAATTGTCAAACATTCCTTCAAAGTATGGCTTATCAAAATATGCTACATTCCAAAATACTGACTGAAAGTTTCTTGCTGCGGCTGGTTGATTCATTGAGTATACTACTTGCTCAAACCCATCTGTAATAACTTTGTCAATTGTTTTAGGTTTAATGGATTGTACTACAATATCATCTACACGTTTATAATAATCTTCTCCATATTCTTTTCTGATAAAATAATCTAAATACATAAGATACTCTGGTGTAGCTACTGCACCTGCAAACTGACTAGCAATAGCGAAGACTAAATTAATAAATGATCCTTGAAATGCTTGTAGATTAGTAGGTGCAGATGAAATACCACCGATATCCTTTAATCCACCAAATAAAAACGGATACATTGTAATAGAAACGCAATATGGCATTATTGATGTCTCATCATGTTTGTAAATCTCATGTGATTCTAACTGTCTAATATACTCATTTGCAAAATCTTCACCATATAATTCAGTTAGTTTGTCACACATTAATAATCTGTTTGTTCCAATAATTTCTCTCTTAGGAATTTCGCCCATGCAAGTTGTAATATTCTTATTCTCTACATTTGCGTTTGAATCTACTTCACTACCACTTGACGCATTAACTGCACTTGCGTATTTTTTAATAAAATTGACATTTCTTCTATAACTTTCTAGCATAATTTGTTCTCCTTTAGTCTTCTAGTTTTCATTTACCCACTTTAAAGCACTTGCAAAGTTCATCACATTTCCGTCAACTTCCAACATTGGCATTGACATAAATCCTTTTGATAACATTAAATCAACATCATTTACCTCTGTATAAACTACGTTTTTATCTTTTAATTTTGTTTCCAAAACTTTACATTGTGGACAATGATTTGAATATAGTGTTACTTCCATTTTTTTAATTCCTCCTTGTTATGTATTATTTATATCAACCTATTATTAGGATTGATTATGTATATTATTATTTATTATTCAATAATTGCTTCATCTGGTATATTAGCTATATATTTAGGGAAAGAACATATATCTTCCATCCACTTAGATGATACATATGTAATCACATACTCAAAATCACTTATTCCTTCGCATGTGTTTACCGTTTCTTTAATGCATTCAAGAATATCTTCTTGTTCTATGTGATGTCCTTCAGTACAAAGATTACCGTCAACATATAAACCTTCCCAATTCTCTCATTTTACAATATCAATTGTCATTTAATTCACCTCCACTTTCATTATTTATGTTACTTTCACTACTGTAGTGAAACCTAATCAAAATCACATCTTAATTAATTATTTCACTTTCAACATCAGCTTCTCCATCAGTGATAATATTAATATTTACACTCTCATTAATAACATCCTTATTATCACCCCACACAAAAGGTTTATTTCCATTAATCATAGGAACACCAAACCCTTCAATAAACTCTCCATCTTCATAATCAGTCTTTCTTAATGACAATTGTTCTGCTAACTCTCGTAGATCATCGATATCACAAAAACATTCTGACCAGTTCTTTAGTTCTTCTTCAGTCCATACTCTCTCATCTAATTCAACTTCGTACTCATAAACTTTTGTAACAGTACATTTAAATTTTTTCATTGTAATCTCCTTTCACAATCCTGATAAAAACATTGTTTCATATGCTCTATATTTCTTCATCATCATTAACGTCTTTATCTAGCCATTTCCGAATAATATCTCTCCCACTATGATGTTTACAACCCCAATTACATCCTGCTTTTGCATCTTTACATAATTCATTACAATCTGGTCTGTATAGTGTAATAAAAGCTGCCATCTGATCTTCGTTTAAATTTTTTACCCATTCAAAATTAGTCATTTAACATTCCTTTCTATTAGAATCAAAGAGTTATTTTGTACTAACTTATTTCACATTTGTAATTCCAAACCTTACGATAACAATTGCCATTAGAAATTTCTCCTTCGTATTTTCTGATCTGCTTATGAGAATATTTCTTATAAAACCGCTTTGTTCTCCATGAAAAATTGTTTTGGATTAATCTGCTATTATGTTCATAGTATGGAATCATCCATATTCTTTTTGTAAATGAATAAATGTCAGATATCTTCTTATTGTGTTTTTCTCGTCTTGAACGCTTACTAGATTGTTTTTTATTTGCTTTACTGTGTGTAATATCTTCTTCAAATGCTTCATCACAAAATCCATACCAACCGCATTTTGAACCTATTTTATCACACCAGATTGAATACGCTATTTCGTTGTAATCTGGCTCTTCTCCCATATTTTCATACAAATCTAACCGATGATTATAACAATCTTTCCCTAGTGGACAAGTAAAACAGTTACATTTCATATGTGTCACCTCATTTCAAAGTTCCAAACAATATCTGATTTGATTATCTTCTTACAAATTTAAAGCACCACGCTTCGTCACTTATGAATCTCAACTCTCCATCTTCATTAATATAAAACATTTCAATAAATTGTATTTTATCAGATTTTGAAAAATCTTCGTTGCCTTTAAATATTGGTGTAATTGTCAGTGGATTATAAACAACATCCTTATAAATTACCTTATATTCTTCTACATTAATACCCATATACTCACCTTCTTTCTAAGTCTTAATAAAAACCTGATTCTATTGTGTCTTTAAGCCTATCTTAAAATTTGATGCGCTTTCATACATGTCATAAACTTCTTTACTTATCCTTCTTTTAATCTGTGGTAGAAAATTGTCAATTTGTTTTCCGATAATGTCATCTGTTTTAATACCTATTTTAGTAAATTCATCTTTCCAAGCTCTGCCAATTCCAGCAACGTCTAAACCAACTTCTTCAATTTGATAATAACCAATAATAACATTTTCATCATCTTCAATCGGAATCATTATTCTTCTAAAAATTGCATCAGCACAATCTTCAATATTACCTCTGATATGTGTTACATTTAAATCTTTCCACAACACACATCCTCCTCTTTCTGGATCAATAACTATCATATTTATTCTCCTTTCTAAACCCAATAAAGCTATAATTTGATGTTAATGTATCCACTTAAATCAGATATTACATTCTTTTTGTCACATACTGTTTTTACACTTTCTTCGTTATAATATCCTGAGCTTACAATCGTGTCATTTTTCTTCGTGTCTATAACATAATGAAGTCCGTCTATACACTTAACTTTATATCTATCCGTTTTAATCACCTCATTTCTTAAACAAATCGTCGTTTGTTAGCTCTTTCTAATAACTGATATCTAATGCAAAGTATTCTCTTGGTTCAATAGAAAAAATATCTACTCCTCTGTATACATTATCAATCGTAAATTTATGATACTCTAAGGCATCAACAAAATCTTTTGCAACCACATCTGGAATAGTTATTACTACTTTTGATGTTTTATTTTTTATAGATTGTTGTAATTTTTCTTCAAACTGTTCTAAATATGTTTCCAATAGTGGTTTATTATTTATGCCGAGTAAATCATTTAATTGTTTTCTTGCGTCTTTTGCACTTGTCATTAAATTTCTCCTTTCTAAAAGCACTCCAAAGTATTAACTTATTAGCTTTCTCCTGCATAGTCTCCATAATATTTTTCACGTAAAATCTCAGCACATATACCAGCGTCATCTACATTTTTAAACTTAGCTAATTCCACATGCTTTCCATCAACTCTCATAGTTACTACCCACCATTTACCATTTTGACTTACATTTCTATATCCTGACTTATTGGTTATATTCTTTGATTTTCTGTTTCTTAAATTTTCTTCATACTTAGAAATCCTTAAATTTGATTTTCTATTATTCAGTCCATCATGGTCAATGTGATCTACTTGAATTCCTTTAATATTATCTGGATTTCCAATAAACCACTGCATCATCATACTTGAATATTTGTATTTTCCATTTTCACAACCCAAATAAATTCCTGCTTGTGCATACCACAAACCGTTTACTGGATTTAATATTGCATGCCATGTAACTTTTAAGTCTATTAGCCTTTGTAGATCGTCAGTATCAATGGTCGTATAAAACGTTCTTCCATCTCTCTTTTTCATTTCTATGGTTGTTGTTTCCCCATTTATTATGTATTTGTTTCTAAATTTCTTAGGTATAGCTATAAATCATCATTCCTTTCGTTTAATATTATTATTACTTAATCATCTCTAAAAACTCATCTTCAGTAATAATCTTAATTCCCAACTCTTGTGCTTTCTTATTTTTACCAGACGTTGATGTATTATCGTTATTTATAAGGTATGATGTACTCTTACTGACACTTCCTGCAACTTTACCATTTCTACTTTCAATATCCGCTTTTAATTCCTCACGATTCTTATAACGATTAACTGATCCTGTAATTACAAATGTCATACCGTCCAACGATTTACTATTCTGTGTATTATTATTTGCTTTATCTTCTATTACAAAATTCATTATAGTAGCAAGACTTCTGTATATCTCATAATTATTTCTAAACCAGTTTGCAATAGATTCATGCATTGTACCACCAAAGTCGTCAAGGTTAGTAAAATCAAAGTCTTCATTAATCAATCTATAGAAATTAATTGTATCTCCTTTACAATACTTACTGATTGTTTTGCTTGCTGTTTTACCGATTAGTGGGATACTTAAACTATAAATGAAATTTTCTAGCTTCACATGCTTACTTTCTTCAATTGCAGCTAATAATTTATCACCAGACTTTACACCAAAACCATCTAATGTAATCATTTTATTTCTATGTTGTTTCAGATTATAAATGTCTACCAACTCATTAAGCCATCCTAATTCAACAAATTTTTCAATAGTGGCTTCTGACATCCCATCAATGTTCATCGCATATTTACTTACGAAATGGGTTAATCTACTAATCAACTTGGCTTTGCAATTTGGATTAGTACAATATAAGAATTTTGATCCATTGTCATTTTTTACTTCTATATCACTACCACACTCAGGACATTTATCTGGAATCTTAAATGTATTGCTTTTAGTTAAATTATCATCAACTTTAGGAATAACCATATTGGCACGATAAACCGTAATCGTATCACCAATTCCTAACTGTAAATCTTCCATATAACTGATATTATGTAATGTTGCTCTAGTTGTAATTGCACCACCCAAATCTACAGGTGAGAAAATAGCAACAGGATTAATTAAACCAGTGCGAGAAGTATTCCATTCAATATCCACAAGTGTTGTTTCGTATGTGTCATCTTTCCACTTTCTAGCAATCATATTCAAAGGATGATGTACTGTAGTTCCTAGTGATTCGCCATAATCATAAAACTCATATTTATAAATAGTTCCGTCTACTGGATATTTATAGTTTATTGGATTAAATTTTAAATCTACATCTTCCACATTAGCAACACCATTCTGTACGAATTCTCTTTCAGTAACCTGAAATCCTAAATCAGATAACCATCCTAATGAAACATCTGTATCAAGTTTTTCAATATTATTATCTTGTACTAATTCAAATGCTATGAACTCTAAATATCTTTCCTTTGCTACGTTTGAATCTAATTGTCTAACACTACCAGCAGCTAAATTACGTGGATGGCTATATGGTTCTTCTAGTGTTTCATTGATTTTATCAAAATTCTCCCACGATATTACACACTCTCCACGTACTTCTATATTAACATCTGTACGCAATTTTAAAGGTAAATTAATACAATGTCTGATTGTATGTGTAACATCTTCTCCTGTATCTCCTCCACCCCTTGTAATGGCTTGTTTATATAAACCATTTTCATAACGTATTACAATTGTCAATCCATCCAATTTCCACATTTCTACGCACAATTGATTTCCTACAAATCTCTTTACTTCATTAATATCTTTAGTTTTGTTAGCGGATAACATAGGCTTACTATGTTTTACTTTAGTTAATCCTTCTAGTATTTCACCTTGTACTTTCTGAGTAGGTGAATTTACCATAATGATACTTGTGCCTTTTTCTAACTGTTCAAGTCGGTCATAGAGCGCATCATAGTCTTTATCCGACATAATAGGCTTATCATACTTATAATATGCTGTTGATGCTTCGTTTAACTGTTTAATTAATGACTTCATTTCTTCTAAATTATTCATTCCATTCTCCTTTTAAATGTTTTCTGTTTATTATTATTTTCAATATGTACTAAAAACCTGTGATGCCATTAATCTAGCCTTATCTCTTTCGCTTGAATTAATCATATCACAGGTTAACTATGTTGTCAACATCTTGTTTATTATTATTTGTAATTACTTTGTATTTTCTTTTAACATGGATTGCATAAATGTCATTCTGTTAAAGTTCTCTTTATTTTTTATAGAAGTATTAACTGTTGATGCAGCACCAATATGAAAACAACGCTCTTTCATTCTAGTGAGTCCAACATAAATTAGATTTGAATTAAGCATATATGTATGAGACTTTGGTGTCAGTAGAATAATTACCTTTGAACTACTACCTTGAGATTTATGAATTGAAATAGCGTATCCCAATCCAACACTCTGCAAATCTTCTCTTGAATAACTAACCTTCACACCATCAAAGTCAATTATCATTTCAAATCTATTTATGCTTAATACAATTCCGCACTCTCCATTTGCAATAAACGTAGTATTTAAATTCTCGTCATCAATACAGAAATCATCGTCAATATATACTTTTGCTTTATAATTATTCTGTTTCTGTATAATCAAATCACCAACATAGTAAGTTGTTTCACCATATTTAAGAAATGTGTCTGATCCAAAATTTTTATTAGCTATCTTCTGAAGGTGGTTGTTTAATACAACTGTACCATATTCTCCTTTGTTATATGCTGTTAACACCTGTATATCTTCTACTTTGTAATTCTGTGATAATAATTTTTCATATAATGCAAGAACGTTTTTAACTGATTGCTTGTCATCTACATTAATAAAAGCATAGTCTTTATTATCTCCAAAGTATGTACACTGACTTAAACTGTCAGACAGATATTTCTTACAATTCCTAACATCTGTAGCAACCGTCATTAATCCACCTTTACCATATCTAAAGATTTTAGTTAATGACGTAGTTGGTATAACTTTAGATTGCATAAAGTCGTGCAATAGATTACCACAAGCAACTGAAGGTATCTGAGCAGAATCACCAACCATTAACAACTTAGTTCTATTAAAATCTATTGCATCGATTACATGTTTGAATAAAAATATATCTGTCATTGAAAACTCATCAATAACCACAACATCACTATCGAGTTTATTATTCATACAATATGTCCATGTGTTAGGTGGAATATAAGCTAAACCTCTATGAATAGTTGATGTTTCTCTCTTGCAATATTCCTTTAATACTTTTGCTGCTTTACCTGTCGGAGATAATAACACATACGATTTATTATTATCATCTAACATCTGAATTATTGCTTGTGTACATGAACTCTTACCACTACCACCAAACCCGTTCAATATGCTTATATTGTATTTACATAAATAATTAATTGATTGTAGCTGTTCGTCTGTAAGTGAAAATTCACTTGAATTTCTGTATTTCTCTACATTAATATTCCATTCGTTTTTAACAGATAATCCATATGAAATATTCTTTGCTATATATAATTCAGTATTATATGTTTCTTTTAATGCAACATTTCTACTGCTCTTATCATAATATATACTTTCTTCTTTTACTGCATCTATGAAATGATAAGCACAAGCTGGCACTAGTTTATCACATTGGTTTTTTAAATCTACTAGATCCATTTTAGTATGACCGTTGTTTTCGTTTTCTTCTAATAAGAATAAGATACATGATAAACATCTTTGCTTGCTTGTCTTTAAATCAGAATTAAAATCTATAATAGGTTTTAACCCTTTTGAAACATTTTCTATAGAAGCCTTTTCTATTTCCAATAGTAATCCATCAGCTTTTTTAAATCCAATGCCTGAGATTACACACAGGCATTTATAAGGATTATTCTTCATTTCATATCTAATTTTTTCTGTAGATGGATATTTATCATACAACTTTTTAACCATATTTAGACTAAGTAATCCTTGAAACTCTGATACCAGCTCTACTAATGCAAAGTTCTCAACAATCTTTTCTTTGATACGCTCAAACGTATACTCTTTAATTCCTTTAGTTAATGATAAATCAATGTCTTCTAGTCTATTATTAATTACTCTATCCACTATATCAGGATAAACTTTAAATAATGTATCTGCTTGCATTGGAGTTAATATTTCTTGTAAGAACAACTGCATATCAAGAGAGGTGTTTGGTCTGTCTCGTTTAATATTATTTACTTTATATCCATAACCATTCTTAGTTATTTCTTCTGTTGCTTTTACTGAATACAAAATTCCTTCTCCAAGTTGATGTAGATTGCCACTTATAACTGCTGTTCCATATTTAGTAAACTTAATAAAATTATATTTATCTTTATCTACATCCACTGCATACACTCTATAATCTTCTGTATCATAAATACATCTAACTACTCTACACTGAAACTCAAATTCTTTTGTTCCGTTATCACTCACCAAATCACCTCACTTATTTTATACACTCAAATGCAGTTATAATCTTCTCTGTTTCATCTGTTGGAATCCACTCTTCTCCAACTTTTCTCTTTTTAAACTGTTCTCTAAACTCATATATCTTCAATATACTATATTGACCAAATGGACTAAGTTTAAATATTTTTGCTGATGTTATCTTTGTTTTAAATTCTTCTCCAGTCTTAATATTTCTTACTAATAAATATGGAGTAGCTGGATTATTATAAGTTTTAAAGTCCAATACTACGTAATAATCTTTACTTACTTTTGGATTTGCGTATGTAGTATATTGCAAATATTCCATTTCAAATTTAATATGTTCAATGATTGACATTGGTTTATCTTCTAATTTAGAACACATTTCTGTTACAAGTCCTTTTGTATCGAGTTCTTTGTATAATTTCTCTGTTTCTTTACTACTATATTTTTTCATCAAAAACTCATTAAGTTGAAGTTTATCAAAATCAGCTTTTTTAATTTGTTTTACATTGTAGAGATTATTATAAACCTCAATTACATTAAGCAAGTATTTATTATTACCAAACATACTAAAGAAGTTAAGACCTGTAAGAATTGTTAATTGTCTTGCATCTACTGAAGTTTGTTTATGTATATCTGTTAATAATTCAATAAAGTTATTATATTTATTTTTGGATAACTCCATTAGTTCTTCTGCTATTTTTGAATTACAATACTTAATTGATAATATTCCTTTGTAGATAGTATTGTCTTTTCTGTCTATGGTATATTCTGAAAGAGATTTACCAAATTGTATTGGTTTAATTTCTATATTAAAATATCTTGCAAGATTAATACCATTATTTGTATCTTCTTCGTTTTCAGCTCTATTCAAGTAAGCAGTAATAAATTCAATTGTATAATATGTTCTCAAATTTACACAAGCATATCCATTCATACTGTAGCTGGTAGAATGGTTAAATCCAAATTGATATTCCGAGCTATCGGCTACAATCTGAACAAATTGTTCTGCTTCTTTTTCCGCTATTTCTCTTGGTTTACTAGAGTGTTTACAGTATCCTTCGAGGATTTTAGGTAATTGTTCTTTCAAACCTTCTTGATCCTTTTTGCCTATACAATTATGTACTATTATTTCGTTGGCAACATAATTATGATTGTCTTTTACCTCAATATCATAAACATTTGAAATACCATATTCTTCTATTTTAATTATTTTCAACGGTATATATTCAGCCATTAATAATTCATAAGTTTTAGGACTGTATACAAACTTTACAATATCTAATGCTTTAGTATTTGTTATTGTGCTGTTTTTATTTAATTTAAATCCATTGTGTTTATATCCTCCAATTTGATTTCCTATATCTGAAAAACTGATATTTCTATCATTGGCATTCTTTATAATTTCTTCATAACACTCTTCTGGAAGAATGTAATCATATTGTAATGTTCTATTTTTTGCTAACTCTAAAATATTAAAATAATCATCCTTTTTTCTTCCAACAATCAATGTTGCTATTGTGTTACAAAACTTTTCTACTGAATCAACTTGTCGTATGATTAAATGATAGCACATATAATCATATCCTTTTACATTTTTTGACTCTACATATGAATATATATTATACTTCATTAACAATGACTTTATTTGGTAGGCAAGTTCTCTGCTTGTTGTATAATATTCAATACAAGTATTTTTTAAGTTGTAACCACCATCAGTATTAAACAATCCTGCAAGTAGATTTGTTAATTTGCTACCTACTGGATAATTCATAATTTCATAAGGTATTCTTTTCAATCCAGCCTTCTTTACTAGGTCATATTTTGTTAATAAGTTTTGTAAAATCATTCTATGATTTTTTGATTTAATATAAATTGAGTATATATAGTCAACTTCAACTCCATTTTGAATATGATCTGTGAACTCACAATTTTTATTATATCTTGATAATTCAGATACACAGTTTTTAAATTTTTCTATAACACAAAGTTCTGAATTTGTAAAATGTATATTGTTTATATCTCCAATCGAGCCATCTCCAATTAATAACCCTAATAAAAACATTTCGTTTTCAGAAAGTCTCTGATTTGGTTTTAAATTATCAGATGTAGGATGTATTACAGATGGTGTCATTACATAATCATTATTTGTTAATTCTTTTACTTGTTTCCATCCGTTCTGTGTTAATATTTTGTGGTTATCTGTAGCAATAATATAATTATCTTGTTGTGTATAAATTTTATAAGTCTGTTTTATACCATTATTAAATTTATTGATAACAGGTTTATGTGTAATATTATTACTGTTATCAATACATACAACCTTATCACCAACTTCAACATCTTTTATTCTTTTTCTGTTTCCATTAGACATTAACACTAAAGAATTTTCATCTAAGCATCTACGAGTAGTGTCTGCGGCAGAACCTGTAAAATCACAAATATCTGTTAAGAATTTAATTGTATCCTCTTGAAATATTAAATATCCATTATTATCTTCTAGTAATTTATCAATTTCTTCTGATGGATTTTTATTAAATTCACCTGCAATCATTTTATCTCTGTATGATTTGCCAGACGGTCTTAGTGCTGCGTTTACCATAGACATATGGTTAACTGTGTGTGGTTTGAAGTTCTTCAACAAATCAAATGCATAATCACCTTCAAACTGAAACACCCCTTGTTGAGTCTCTATCATATTATTCCAAACTTTATCATCTTCCCAATTTATTTCGTGAGCTTTTGGGTATGGTATTCCAGCATATCTACAAGCATCTTTAATAATTCCAACTGTTTTAAGTCCTAATATATCAAATTTTACGTAGTTAAGCGAATCGACAGCTTTCATCGCACATGTTGATACAGGCATGTTTAAATCTCCATCTTTATAGAATAATCCAATACTATCAGCCAGTGTTATAGGTGATCCTATAATACCGCTAGGATGAGTTCCTTTTGCAACTATAGTACCTTTTAATCCTTTTAAATAGTAGAATAAGTCTTGGTTATCATTAATTAAAGAGTCATATGAATTTTTAGTTTTTTCTGCTTTTATTTTCGCATCCTTGTTATTAATTCTAGTCATATAAATATTATGATTATCAAAAGTGATTGTAGATGATTCTAATATACCGTTTTCAACCAATTCTTCGCTATTTACTTCTTCTTGCATAATTTTACTATATGTATTAAATAATTCGTCAAATTGGTTTTTAATATCCATTACTTTTCCCAAATCTTTATATCCAAGTCCACCAGCTAATACATCTATACATCCTCTATCTTGTAATGTTGAAAATGCAGCAATATATGCTGTTTTTTGTGGAGTAAATCTTTCGATAATATATTTATAAACTTTTTCTCTGTCTTCTGGTGCAAAGTCTACATCAATATCTCCAAGCGATATTCTATCTTCATTACAAAATCTAGAAAATACTGTTTTCCACACAATAGGATCTGTATCTGTAATATCTGTTATGTAAGCAATAGTGCTACCGGCCACACTACCTCTTCCAAAACCATATGGTATACCATTGTTTGTACACCATTCTAACAATTCAGACATAAACATCATAAAGCTTTCCATTCCAAGTTTACACATTACTTTAAATTCTTCTTTTATCTTTTCTTTATACTCTTTTTCAGTATGATTTATTAAGTCTAAACAATTATTAGATTTTTTTTCTTCATATTTTCTATAAATCAAATCCATCCACTGCTGTCTTACATTATCACCATATAATGTCGGATATTTAAAATTCTTATCAAACTTAAAATCTTCAACCATATTAGCAAATACATTAGTATTATTAATTGCATTCATAAAAACTTCTTCTGCTAGTGATTTTTGTAATTTAAATGCTTCAACCAACTCATCATAATTTTTCCACGTCAAATCAAATTCATCTTCACTGCCATAGAAACTTTTTTTGTATATCTGTAATATCTTTCTGCATTCTGCTTTGTATTTACTTGATGAATGTGTATCTGTTCCAGCAATTAAAGGTATACCTTTTTCTAAACTTAATTTATACAACTTATTATTATATCTAATTTGATCTTCACAATTATGGTATTGTATTTCAAGAAAACATCTATGTTTGTTTTTTGACAACCATTCAACAATTGTATTATAATCGTTTATTTTTTCATTATTGTCCCATTTATTCAATGGCGAAGCTAAACAAGCTGTAACAACCATAATGTTGTCACTTGTATTCATCAATTCTTCAAGCGAAATACGTGGATTATAATACATGTGTCTATCAGAATTATCTTCACAAACACCTTTTGATGTGGATAATGAAATCAATTCATTTAGCTCAAGTACACCTTTATAATTCTTTGCATATAAACCAATATGTCCGCCTCTATCATCATCCTCTAATTTCCCACACAAATATAACTCTACTCCGTGAATATATTTAATTCCTGCTTTATCACACTCTTGTTTTTTCTTTATCCAATCATATATTCCACCATGATTACTAAATGCAATCGCTTTCATTCCTTGCTTTTTTGCAAGTTTAATATACTCTTTAAAATTAGAACATGAATCTGCGTATCCATTACAATTACTTGTATCGTCATGTAAATGATACACCGTATAATTATTATCCACTTAACCACCTCCTATAAACTATTTAACCATTCCAAATCATCTGTTTCATTATCGTTTAAATCACTGCCAACTCCACCAAACATATCAGTTCCATTCTTTTTGGTTTCTAATTTATCTAAATATTTCTTATATGGTTTATGTAAATTTGCTGAATAAGAACATAAATTAGCAAAATAATAACTTTGTTTATCTACGCTTTCATCTGAATCAAAGAATAGTGACTCATCTTTAGTTATTTTATATCGTTCTTCTATGTCACAAATCTCATCAAGAGTTTTAACAATATCTTCTTTCAATTCATCAATAAGATCCTGTGTTAAATCTACAAATATATAACAATCATCAATAATATATTTTTCTTGCACTTCTTTTGGTAGACATTTAATGTCATTGGTTGTGATTAGCAATTCAATATAGTCGTCAATCTCTTCTTCGCTATAACCGAAATGTTTCAACCATGTTTTTGAGTTTGCTTTTAAACTTTCTCCTATCTTACATCGTTCTATTTGTCTAATATTATTTTTACCATTCTTTAATTCAGTTGTAACGTTAACATATTTAAGGAAGTTCCAACATATTTTAATTTTTTCTAGTGGAATACCTAATTGTCGTAATCCTTCTGCATATAAAATAAGCTGTCCTGCCTCTCCAATTGCTTTTTCTCCTTTATAAATTGAAGATGTTTTCCAATCCTGAATAATAAAATTACCATCTGAATCCTTCTTTGTTAGATCAATATATCCTTGAAATATATATTTACCTACTTTAATTGTAATAAATCTTTCTAAATCTACTTTTACTGTAATAGGTTTATGATTCTTGAAGAAGTGTTTTAAATTAGCCATATACTTTTCTTTGATTGTATCGTTCTTTTCTTCATTACTTCTATCAAATTTCAAATCTGCAACTTCTAATGTAATTGCTGCATCGTCAAATTCAGTAGCTAATTCATTGTATGTAATTTCTTTTTTATAAAACTTCTCTAAGATGTCGTGTGCAAATCCTCCACTAGCACCATATATTGAATCATCTCTATCTGGTTTTACTTTAGGATTTACTACATATGATAAGAAATATTCATATGGAGAAGTCTTGTATTTATAATATCGTGACCAACTCCATAGTGTATCAACTCCATATTTATCTTTTATATTATTTAACTCTTCGTATGTTTTTCTCATTTAATCTTCCTTTCTAGTGATTTCAAATATTCTTTATGTTCAAATTCATCATAGACTGTCCTATACTTAAATAAAAACTCATATATCTTATTTGGCTTGTCGGCAGGAGCTTCTTTGTCTTCTAATAAATCCCATTTATCATATATATAACTTACCTTTCGTAAGTGATAAAACTTTTCACAACAATGTCTTATATAATCTATATCTATACCTTTATCAAAGCTTATAATTATCTCACTAATATTTAATCCTAATAGTATTCTTACTTGTTCATCAGAAATATCATGACAACCAACTGCAACACCAGTACCATCCAACAAACTATGACGTTTTAAAACCGATTTCTCAGACTCCCAAATTATCGCATATCCAGCCTTTTCAATAGTTTCATAGTTTTCATACAATCCATACAGATTAATAGTTTTTGTATATGGCTTAATAGCAAAATATTTTGGTATATCAAATTCATCATAGTTTTCTACCATAGTTCTTCCAGTGATACCAATTAATTCGCCAGTAAGCCAATACCTAACAGGGATTATAACTCTCTGTCTTCTAAAGCTATATCCTAATTGAAACTTGTTTACTGTATATTGAGTAATTCCTTCCTTAACCCAATTAACATGAATACATGGTGTATAATCTTCTAGTATCTCATCATCTAACACTTCTATATCTGATACATTGTTTTGCTTTCTGTATTTTTTAACTTTCTTAAATACTGCAAGTGGATCAAAAACATCCTTTTTCTTTTCTTCTTCTTTTTTATATGTAAATTGCAATCCTAATAAATTATGTGTATATCTCATAGCCTTTTTAAATGATAAATCTTTGTTGTATTGTATTAATGTAATCAAATCAGATTTATCATCAAAATGTTTTTTTCTTGTATAATTAACGCAATTTAAATACATGTTGTTTTTAATATTAATTGCATTGATATTATCTCCATCGCCATCTTTATTACTAATGTTTCCACATGAAAAATACTCTTTATTAGGATGATATTTAATCGAATGACATCCAATCTGTTCTAATATGTATTCAATTTTGTTTTCTTTGTATATGTATTCTTTTAAACTTACAACATCCAAGTAAATATCATCCTTTCCATTGTTTATTATTATTTATTATTAGAAGTCTTGTACTATATTTGTAATACCAATATCTTTATAAACATTTGTTGATAAGTTATATTCACTAATAATTTGAAATGCGTCTGTCTGTCCAAATCTGTTCTTAGGAATAAACATAATCATATAATGTTTCTCTCTGTCTAGCTTAAATGGTATTCTACTTTTGCCATTCTTTCCTTCTAACTTATATCCCACTATTTCACGTTTTCCACCTGCATACTCATCATCAAAAGGTTTTCTCATCATAAGATTTACAGACATTACATCGACAATAGACTTTGCCTGTCCTATTTCATTGTTAGTTAAATATCTTTGTTTAATACTTGCCTTTCCTAACTGATATGTCATAAATAGGCATACATTTTTTGCTGAAGGTTTTACAACATCATATAATTCCACTGTATCACGCATCATGGATTTAAATATTTCGTCTGATTTAGCATCACAACTTTCTTTTAGAGTATCAAGTATAAAATACTTACATCCTAAACCACTGTACTTCTTAATAATCTTAATTGCAGTTTTAGCTGAATATCTTTCAAGAGGTATAACTGTAATATTCTTATTGTCTTTTTTTTCTGCCAACCAATCAGCACATTTTCTAAGTAATTTTTTTGTTTCTTCACTAAATTTTCCATCTCTTAATATGTATTTATGCAATTCTTCTTTGAAAATATTGTTTGCTACCCATATTAATAACTCTTTTTGTACTTTTGTTTGATCTTCTTCATTGATCATCATAACTATTTTTTCGTCGTATTTAATTATTGATGGGAAAATATAGTTAATTGCAGTTGTTGATTTACCTATTCCAGAGTTAGCACCTAGACCATATATGTTTCCGTTTGGATTTAAACCACCTATTTCCTTATTAAGTATTTCACAATTATGTAATGGCAATCCAATACCTGCACCCTTATCAAGCTCATCTATTAACTCATGTAATCCATCAAAAGCATTATAACTTTTAACTTCTCCTTCAACGTCCATAAACATATGATTAATAAATGTTTCAAATTCGTTATAGATATCTTCAGCTTTCATATCGCAATAATCACTCAATCTATCCTTTACTGGAAAACCCCACTTAGCTAACTGAATGACTTTATTCCATTTTTTTAAATCCTTAATATATCCATCAAAATTTTCAACCTTTACATATGAACCAGCTTTTGAAATTGTTTCATACCCATTATACTCATCATATTGTTTACTTAATTTTGAGTGCTTCTCAAGGTATAGACCAACTGTAATCTCGTCTAAAATCTTTTTATCCTCAACTTGAATTAAATCATTGGCTATTGTGAAATAAACTCTCCATACATTACTATTAAAATCATCCAACTTTAAATTTGTTTCATATATTAATTCAGGTTGTTTATATAAAATAGCAACAACATTGGCTTCACAAGCCTCTTTAAATTCATTCACTTTTTTTAAAGTTGCAACCAATTCCTCTTGGAATGGTGTCAATTTTATACTTTTATTTGTCGCCATATCACCATAACCCCTCTAATTTTTTATTTACCTTATCATCTGTCTTTCTTGTGTATTCAGCACATTCATGACAAACAGTATCTATGTTAATTACTTCTGTTTTTTCTTGTGATTTCTTAGCATTGCTAATTCTCATATAAACATCGTTAATATTGTTTTCTACTATTGCTGCGATATATATAAATTTACTCATTTCATTTTTAAATGTTTTACCATATAATGCACTCATAATTGTTGTTTTACATATTTTGAATGTATATAAAATTGTTTCATATGTATATTTAGCTTTGTTTTCTGTTTTATTATTTGCTATTAATTTACCTTGCGTCAGTCCTTTTAACCTTAATACAATATTGTTTGGTAATGCCTGATTTTCATCATATAGCATTATCTCTTTTTTTACATACCAATATAAATCATCCCATTGTTTTAATTCTTCCTTTGTCATTTTTGCCATAAATTCACCACCTTTAATATTAAGGGAGTGCAATAAACACTCCCTATTTCTAATTCAAACTAGTTATTTGATGAGTTCTAATACTTTATCTGCATCATCAACATCGGTAATATCTGTTGGTTTTGAATAACCCAACTCTTTGCTTAACTCTAAAATAGGTTTAATTAAGCTCATATCTGACTTATTCTCTTTGATATATTCAGTAATCATAGCAATTTTTTCGTTTAAAGCTTTTTTTGATTTGTTATCTTCTTCTGCTTTAGCAATAGATTTTATCTTATCAGCCTCTTCTTTTGCCTGTTCTTCTTTGGTCTGTTCTAATGTTTTGCCAGACTTAGACTGTTCTGCTTTAATTGCGTCAGTAATCGCCTTAATAAATTGATCTGCATTCAAATCAATTTCAGAAACAATTTCAGCAAATCTTGAACCACTATCTACACAGAAATTATCATCTCTAAACTTAATTTTCCTTGTTTCTTCCTGTACTTTACTTACAGTTTCTTCTTTCTTTGTAACAATATTTTTCTTTCCAGTTTTTTCTTTTATGATAGTTCTATCTATGTATGCAAGTCCCAAGAAGTGAAGATTTTTCTTTAAAGCGTTGAAATAATTCTGTTGTTGATCACTTGTAAGTGTCTGATATGTTTCACCACTAACAACATCTGTAACATCTTTTGTTTTTACGTGACCAATAATAATTGTTGCAACCCCAACTCTCCTTAACTCGGCAAACTTATTAAACATAAGTTCAATTGCTTTCTTTTCTCCTTTACCAAAACCTCCCCATGCAGCATTAATACTATCTGCTCTTTTGTCGGGATTGTCTCTATTCCACAATCTAATTGACTCCTGTTCTGCTAGAGTAATTAATTGATCGTATGTATCAATGACAACTGTTTTTAATTCTGCATAATCTTTAGTCTTGTTATCAATAATGTCTTCACAAATTTCCTCAAAATACTCCCAATCAGGAACATCTTCATAATTAATTCCTTCAATTGCGTCTGCACCTGCTTCGTGGAAACATTCTAAAAATAAGTATCCATCATCTCCTGCCAACTTTTCACATACTTCTTTAATAAGTGTAGTTTTTCCAACTTTTGATTCTCCAAGAAGGCATAAGTTATAAGCTAATGGATCTAGTTTAACATGATTCTTTTTTCCGTATTTTCCCATTCAATAATCTCCTTATATTCATGTTGTATGCTACTGCCATATTTCAGACAGTAGCAAGTTAATAGTTTTGTGTATATTATTATTTTTTATAGATTATCCAACCAAGAATTATCTTCTTCTGTAGAAGTTTCTTCAACATTTTCTGCATCGTCTTCATTGTTATCATCTTGATCTTCTTCTGCTTCTTCTTCCTCGCCAAACTCAATCATAAAATCAAGAATTAAATCTTCTTCTGCATATTTCTCTTCTGTTTTTTGTACAACAGGAACTTCCTTGCCTTCTTCGCCAACCATCTTGAATACAGGTTTTCTAAGAATCATTCGTCTTTCTTTGCCACCACCTACAGTACATTTTGCAAGTGCTTCTTCAAGTGTGTATGCTCCAATTTCAATCAAATCCTTAATATCCTGTGGCAAATCATCTTCTGTCGCAGTTACCACAGCACCACCCTCAACGAAATCTCCTTCGAATGTAATCTCTGTAACACCTTTTTTTACTTTGAATAATTTAGCTACGACTTTTTCAACAAGTTCTCTTTTTGTTAAGTCAACTTCATATTCAAATAATCTAGTGATAGGAATAAACTGTTTTACTTCCTTGCCTTTGTAATCTTTAACATACTCAAGAACCTTTGCATATACAGGTAATACACCTTTATCTTTGTCTGGTTTGTCAAGACTATCTTTTGTTAATAGAAGAGTTTGTGTAAATTTAGCACGATACTTACTTGAATCTTCTGCTCCTGAAAGTACAATACTTGTAATTTCTTTCTTAACAGTTACATTATCGTTATATAACTGATATTTTAAATTACCTTTAACATTTAACACTGTTCCTTCTTGTAGGTTTTCTTTTATATATGCAATTGCATCATATGGAGATAAGAATTTCTTGTAGAATGTTTTATCTTTCTTATCTTTTTCAAGTCCTACAGTTAAGAAACACATTTCTCCGATTTCAGATAACACACTTTCATCAAAACGATCATCCCAATCAATAGTAAATCTGTTATCAAAATCATCTTTTCCATCTTCTTTTTTTCCATGCACATATAGAATATTGTCTCTCTCAGAACCATATCCCCCCATCAACTCTGTGTAAACTACACCATGTTTTTCTCCACAGTCAACACCGAGATTCAATACATTGTAAACCCAATCAGACTTTTCTGATTTTTCATCAATCTTAAATGTAAAATCATTAACTTTTGCTTCTCCGATTAATGCGAAATTTGCTGTCCAATTTTTCTTTTCTAATTTCTTGCGTTCATACTTTGCCATATTTTATTTCTCCTTATTATGTATTATAATTTTTAATAGTTGCCTTGTTTATTATTATCTATTTATGTGGTTATAAATACCGAATAAAACCCCGAATTGATGTGCTTTTATCGTCTATATATTGTTGTTGATTACTTGCAATACACCATATGTTGTCTATTATTATTTGTAATTAGGTGGACTGTTAATCCTAAACATATCATCTCTCTCCTTAATTAGAACTTAAAAAATTTGTCATCGAATTTATCAAAATTCTTTGTAGCTTTCTTAAATATTGATACTTGAAATACAAAAATCAAAACATACAACACCACTGCAATAATCTCCGGTAATAATACTAAAAACCATGACCAAGAAATAACACCTAATAACTTACAGATCACAAAAATAATTGTTAGCACTTCACAAATGCCCATCTTAATTCCTCCAAATTTTATTTACATAACTTAGATATCATGTTACAAATCCTATCAGTTCTTTTACCATGCTTATTGATATATCTCGCAAGCCTTTTAGCTTCTTTATTTTGCTTAATATCAGAAGCAGAACATTCTAATTTAAATGCATCTACTAAGTTTGATTGTGATTGATTTAATTGACTCTTAACTATGTATTCTACCATTTGATTTTATTGCTCCTATTCTTCCTTCCACCAACTGATTTACCAGCTATTGCAATAATAATTAATACAATTGCTACTAAAGCTAATTCAATCCAAAGCGGAATAAATACAGTTAACCATGACCATTTAATAACTCCACATAACTTTAAAACAATAAATACTATCTGCAATACTCCCAATACTCCCATTCCACTACTACTTTTTGAACTACTATTACTCATTTATTTCACCTCCTATGATTTATATTATTTACAATAAAATACAACTTTTATCAAAACTTAAACATACTCTCAAAATATCTTGGGTTAGGTGCATCAACAACCATTCTTGAACCTTCATATTGTTTGAGAAAGTTTAAAATCTGCCTATAGTCTGCACCATGTAAATCAATAAATTTGACAAGATTATAATTTCCTTCTATACAAACTACCGCCCAACTTCTATTATTTTCATATGGAATTACATCTGCTCCTACCGAAACTACATTTCTGATTGTATTATGTAATATATCTATTGATTCTTTATTATTTTTAACATTTGCATCTATTTGCCTTATAGACTGAAATAAATTATCGCATCCACTATTTAAATGAAGTATTTCTTTATCTAATTCTCTTTTGACGTTTTTAGTTTCTTCAATACAATTTTTTTCTACCTCGTCTATCAATAGAAACTTTATTAGTTTATGCCTAATTTTATCCTTTAATTTCATTTGTCTCACCTCCTAAATCCCAATAAAAAGCATCATTGGTCTGCTTATCTAATATATTCCCATTGTAGCTTTGTTCCGTCAGGCAATTTTCCAGCTGACTTTATTTTTTTATTACAACATTCACCTATGCCAGATGAAGATTTTAATCCATAATATTTTGACGCTTCTATTATTGAATTAAATTTTTTATTTGTTGTTGTGCATATAACTTTTTTACGATTATTATCCCAAATTTTTATGTGATTTTTATTTGTGACTTCTTCAGGATTATATTTGCACCAACCAAATTTTGTACCTTTAATCAAATATACTCTCACAGTGCTTTGATGAATACCTACCATATCTGAAATATCTGCCGTCGATAATAATGTGTTTTTACTGTAAATATTACATACTATTTTAACCAAACTTTTTGTTGCCATTTCATCACATTGTTTCCAATTAACACTTGATAAATCTAGGATATTATTAATTCTACTATTTAAAATATTATTTTTTATGTATTCTAAATCACTTTGTATACAATCAACTCTGATTATATCAATTTTATGTTCATTGGCTAAGCTATTTTTTAAATTATCTATTTCTATGCTTTCTTGTAATGTAATCTCTGAATTAGGTAATATTTTATTACCATGACCTATAGCACCATCCATTTCAATAATATATTCTTTATTATCTAATGTTTTTAAGTATAAATCATAAAATTTACCCATCGCCCATTCTGGACTATATTCTCTTACATAAGAATAAAATTGATTTTTGCATTGTTCTATAACATAATAAATTAATTTATTTGGATATGATATACCATCTCTACAGATGCATCCTATTGAATGATTTTCATAAATCGAATATATTTGTATACTATTTTGTTTTACTCTTCCACAATCAGGACAAATAGGATATATTCTTTGCTGTGATCGACGTGTATATAACTTCGCTTCATCATAACCACATTTGAAATATGGAATCATCCATGGAGCAGTAGTTGGGATGTCATTAATTCCTTCAACAACAGTCTTGCCATCGCAACATGAACATCCTTTTCCTGATAATAAACGATTTTCTTCAATCCATCCATTATCCCAACCACATACATTGCACTTATATCTATACCATTTCCATTTCCGTTCTTTACTATCTCGGCGATATTCTTGATCTAATATAGTTAAATTACGCTTGTTATCTTTGATTTTTGTACTAATTTCAAGCTTAAACCATTTAGATTGTTTTCCAATAACATTTGCTAAATAAGCGTTTTTTAAACTATTACATTTTATTAGTTTTATTTTATCTTTGTATTTTACTATTAAAGTTTGCTTATCTTTGTTATACTTAATAATTTTAATTATTCCTATTATATCGTCATATATAAAATTAATTTCATATCCCAAACAATGAGTCCAATCTATTCCCTTATAATTTACAGGTAAATCATCTAAGAACGTTTTTCTCAATCACAAACATCCTCATCTATACCTAGTGATGACTCTTGCATAACAGTCAATGCCCAAATTTCTTCTTTCTGTGCTCCATAAGGAATAATCTGTAATTTTGTTTTCTCACCTTTGCCAGAAATCTTAGTTAATGTACCACTAATTACTTCACCTGTTTCTGCTACGAATTTAATCTTCATACCTTCATCAATTCTTAAAGAACCTTCTGCATCTTCAATATACATTGATTTGAATGGATTTGTTACTGTAATAATCATAATATGTATTCTCCTTTTCTTTTATATGTTTATTATTATTTATATTTAATGTTTTATTAACTGATTCATTTCTCCTATTACTTTGAT